GCGCCTTTACCTGCTCCAGCCATTTCAATCTCCTTGAAGGGTGTGTGATACGGTTGCATTATCGCAACACTGTTGCATTTATGCAAATCAAGAATCAATCCATCCCGCGCAGTTTAATGTTCCGCTGTTTGCCGCAACATATATATCGGTCGTGATTAGTGGAATATCGATAATGTTACTAACTGTCGTTGTAGAGTTAGCGTTTGTGACTGGTGGGAAATTTGGCGTTGTTGAAAATCCACCGTAGGTATTTTGCGGGGCAATGATCATAATTTGACCACTTGCAATACGTGTCACAAGCTTGATAACAACTGCCGTCCCAGGCACGTAAGGCGTGACGGATTTGGTAGTCCATGTCGGGGCATATACATCTCCAGTAGCGCCAGAGTGCATAGTAGGATTAGAGGTGGAATTGCTTCCTGAAACCACCTTATACCAAGCCGTTTTATCCATCTGCTTGATAGCCAGAGGGTACTTGTTGGCGGTTCCATCGGTATATACTGCACCGATCCTGGCGCTGTATGTGTAACCCGTCGGAAGCGTCGGAGCGGTTGCTGACAGCGAAGCAAGTCCTACCACGGTAGTCTCGTTCCATATCACATGGACAAAGTACCACGTAGAAGCTGCCACCGATCCAGTATCCAGACCGTTAGCGCCAGACGTTGCAAGGCTGACTGACAGGGCTACATTACGGAGCGTCCGGTAAGTATCTGCTGCATTCTTCACCGTCACAGCATCCGCCGTGATTGTGATGGGTGCGCTAGTTCCGGTCGTTTCAATCACCAGCTTGCGTGAAGCACCCTGCACACCTTGAGCCGTCGAGCCGAGAACAAATGCCTTATTCGCCACGTCATCGTCAGCGGTCGGCGTGGGTACTTTCGGGGATACCGTGAAAGTCACCACGCTAGACACAGACTGACCTGCGCCAGACTTCTTGAGATATCCCGAAGCAGTGGATGATGTTACCGCTGCCCGCACGTCGTCGGTAGTGCTGATTACCGAATCCATAGAGTCCTTGATAACGATCCGGTACGCCTGATCCTCAATCAGACGGATCACTGCATCACCGTTTGAATCGAGAATTACAGGATTCGTGTTTTCTATTGTCTGCGCTTCGTCTTGATAAGTCGTTAAGTCATCGTGAGTACCTGAAGCGAATGTATAGACCCTGCCGCCGGATAGCGGCTTGCCGTCTTCCTCGTGATGAAAGATTGGGTTTTGTGCGAGAGTTGCGGTCATTGGTTATTCCTTTGTTCTAACGTAGTCGGTTATTTGCGTTCTTCGTCAAATGCGTAGGAGCGCAATACAGCAGGAGTCGCACGACCAAATGCCTGACTCATGGTTTGCGTACCTGGATTAAGAACAACTCGGCCAGCAGCATTCACAAGTTCGCCTATAGTGCGCGGAGAACCTATCGGCAACAATGCCAGCGCAGCAGGATTAGATACAGCAGCAGCGCCGCCCAAACCTGTAGCAGCAAGACCCTGCAAACCTCTAGGCGTCCAACTGCTTAGAGACTGACCAGCCACCTGAGGAAGAATATCAACCCCTCCAACTTCCTTTATTGCCTCGGCTGACTTTATGCGTTGGCCGTAGTTAGAGGCGACGTTGTTCCGCACAATCGATTGCAGCTTGCGCAGGGCTGTATCTACAGTAGGCTTATTTCCAAGCGACAGACTGCGTTCAATCTCGTCAAGTTGATCGATACGAGATGAATAGTTCTTCATAGCTGAAGCATAAGCAGGGGATTGCTTTGTGATCTCGTTCTTCGCTGCATTAACCATTGTCGTTACAGCACGCTGCGCTTGTGTGTGTGCGCGAGACTCTGGGTAAATAGCTGATAGACGTTGCTTTAGAGCATCAAGACCTTCCACCGTTAGATTGCTTGGATTGCTTTTGAAATCCTGTAGAACCGTTCCGATCTCGTCCAGCGTGCCAATCTCGCTTTTCCCGATCTTCCATTGCCCATTGTGCTGCATAGACTGGACAATGTTTTGATAAGCACTCTCAACAGGCGCAATATCAACACTCTTACTTGTGGCCCATTGTGGAATAGATGCTTTGTATTCGTCTCGCATGGCTTGGCGCATGCTGCTCAACCCTAGTCGTGCTTGCTCTACCACGCTACCAGGCTCTACGTTCCCGCGCATATTGTCGGTGAAGCTGCGGCCTCCCTTGAAAGCCTGACGTACTGACTCACCGCCTGCGCCAGTGGTAAGTCCGAGAATCTCTGATCCTGCTTTCCCAATAGCTAGTGCAGTCTTTGCAAGTGCTGCGGGAACTGCGCCTGCGATTGCTCCAATCGTGGCATCTTTTACTTCATTACCCGGAACTGCATTAGAGTAGCCAATAGCCGCATTGCCAAGCATCTGAGGGGCTACAGCGGCAGGCAGGGCGAAGGATGGCGCATTCTCTGCCATGCCTTGAGTAAAACGCTCTATTCCGCCTTGCGGAACTGGGAGGCCTGCACGGGTAAGTTGTTGCTGAATCAATGCACGCTGGTTGGGAATCACCTCACGTCCAGCAATGGCATTGACTCCCTTGCCAATGAAGTCGGCCGGGATAGCCCCGATGCTGCCTACCGCAGACAATGCAGCGCGTCCAGTCAGACCGGCTTGGCGCAAAAGTTCATCGCCAATCGACCGGGTTGGTTGCTGTGCTGTCTGCGTAGGTTGAGTTGGCTGCTTCGAAAACGGATCAACTCCAGCCTTCACTTCTCCACTTGCGAAAGGGTCGTAGCCTGCCTGAAAGTCAGCCATTATCGAACCCCTTTCCTGCCATCTTGCGTTACATAAGGAGTGCCGGGAGTCAATGCCTGCCACTCAGCGCTGCTGTTAATTGTTACAGGCTGGCTAGACGTTGATTTTCCCTGCGGCTGAACGGAAACTCCGGAAGCAACTCGATCCCTTCCAGCGCTTAGAATTCCGCGAAGCTCAGTCAATGCCCCACGATAATCCTTCTCGCTTTGAGCACGCTGAAGCCTTGCAATAGCCGCTGTAGCCTTTTCGCCTTCGATGTTCGTGATCGCCCCCCCTCCCTTTAGCGACTGGAATGCCTGCAAGAAAGCCTGCCCTTCTAGCTGTTTCGCAAGAGAGTCTGCTTTTGCCTGAGATGTCCCTGGAACTACAGGCAACTTCGATGACATTCCGGTAATGTACTTCAGTCCGGGCTCCGCCATCAGTTGATCAATAACGCCGATCCCCATGTCTGCAAAGTCTGTGGCCTTCTGTGCCTGAGCCTTTGCCTTTTCCTCTGCTGCGATGCGTTTCGTATCTGCCGGGCCGCCAGGGATTGCCTCAAGGCTTCCAGCGTCGGTATATCTGTATCCGGTAGGGGCTTTAACTCCATCGGACTTTGCCGCCAGAGTTCTCGCCAAACGAGCATCGGCACGATCTGCATTCGCCGCATCACGTTCAGATTGAATCTTCGCACGGGCTGCTTCGCGTTCTGCGACTGCTTTGTTTTGCTCTTCCTGTTTGCGGAGTGAGAACACAGTCTCTTGGTACTTTTCCGGCCCCATGCGCCACATCGCCGCACGTTCTTCTGGCTTCATGGAAAGAATCCCCCCTACGGTCTGATCGTGTGTATCTACAGGAACCCCTGTCAGCGCCAAATATGAACGAGTCAAAGACTCATTATCAGGGGCTGCGGCGAGCGCCGCACGGGTCATTTCGATGTTTGCTTTGCGCTTCTTCTCTGATTGGTCGAACTCTGCTTGTTGTGCGATTCGTGCTTGTTGCTGCGATCGTACCGCATCCGACTGAAACTGGCGGGCAGGCTCATACAATCCGCGCTGCATTGCCAGTTCTGACAATTTGGCCGGATCGGTCGTACCTGCGCTTGCAAGCATGTCTCGCAGCTTCACCTGCCCTTCAAGCTGTGCGCGTTGCTCGTCCTGCTGCATCTGCTGCATTTGCTTGGCTTGAATGGCGGCAGGGTTGAACAATTGGGCGAACTTCTGCGGAGCCTGCGTATCGAGTTGTCCATAAATGCTAGTGTCGAGTGCCATTAGATACGCCTCCAAGGCGAGCCAGTCAGGCCGCCCATTGTGTTGTCGTCACGATACCAAGTCTTGCGCTTCTGTTCTTCAAATGCGCCGGTCTGGTTCTTGTACAAATCTTTGATTCGCTGCAAATAGACGGAGCCAAGATCAGCACCTCCGCCGCTTGAGCCTAACATCTGTCCGGGTTGATATACCCCGTAAGATGGAGAATCAGATTGCGTTGATCCTGCCCCACCATCAAGACTAAACATAGATATATCCGCAGACGATCCAACCGGAGTTGTATCAAATGCAGACCCAGCTATAGAACCTGATAGGCTCATTCCATTCTGGATACCCAGCGCAGCTAATTCTTGACTGATAGCGTAGTCTTGAGCTGCTTTCCCCGCCATTCCACCAGCAACGGCTCCCATTGGCCCCCACTGGCTATACCCCGCCCTCGCGCCTAACGCATCTAATCCTTGCCCTGCCAATGCATAGCTTGCTAAGTTGCCAACCGCGTTTCCGTAATTTCCCTGTCCTGCCTGACCAATAGCGCCTCCAACAGCCGCACCTACCGGGCCACCTGCAAGCCCGCCAAATACGCCAAGAGAATTAAGAGCTGCATTCTTTGTACCCTCATAACCTCTTCCGATGTTTGCATCAGCATAAGCATTTAGGCCAATATGCGAACTTTTCGCCGCAGCTGCATAAGCTGGGCCTAAGAACATAGATCCTATCGCCATGCCTGGGGCAGAGTTCATCGCTCCAACTACATCATGCCCGATTGCGCCCCAATTTATACCCCAATCATTGTTTCCGTAGTTTGTGATGTAATTGTCAAAGTCACCTTTTGCAGATAAACCGGAGTACTCGCTGCGAGATTCGGGGCCAAACGAGCCGGAGAAATTGTAGTTTGACAGACCGTTTATCTCGTCTGGCGTATATTGCATGTCCTCTGTGATCGTTCCTTGCTTGGCCGTTTGACCCTCATACACCCCGCCTTTTCCGTAGTTTCCGACTTGATTGGATGGGTCGTATCCATTAGACCCAAAATCATATCCGCTAGAAAGGCTGTTATCGCCATATACATTCCCGAAGCCCATGTTAGCGTTCGGAGAAGTCCAATAGCCTGATTTGTCATCAGGCGCCCATCCATATTGGTTTAGCAGGTCTGATGTGTATTGAGGCCCACCTTTGCCGCTTGAATTGTCAAACGCATCAGGGTTAAAGCTTCCATCCCAATTCTGATCCGGGCCGGGTGGTGCTTCTGTAGAACCTACGTCTTCCTGCCCTCCGTCAGAATAGGTGCTTTGATCCGATCCGCTATTGGTATCGCCAGTTGCGGAGTCGTTATTGTCTGAACCTTCATCAAAGTGAGGCAATCCAGTATCAGGATCAATACGGCCAGACCCGCCACGGCGTTTAAGCAGTGCGGCCTCTTCCGGCGTGATATGCGCGAGCAAAGTATCGGACTTGGAGTTACTTGCCCCAATCTGCCGCAGCATTTCTCCGATACGTTTAGCTTGCATTACCACCCCCCCGGATTTTCGCCTTGATCTGCGTAGTAGGTAGGACTCATGGCCTGTGCGTTTCCGTACATGCCAGATACTTTTTGCCCTGTAACGGTTTTCCCATAATCAGGCCTAAAGATATTGTCATACAGACTGGAAAGCGAACTAGCGCCATTCTTAGACGTAGCCCAATCGCCCAAAGAACCAGCCGCGCCGAGATATCCGCTAGTGCGTGCGTTGGTGCCTGCAATGTTGGATGCGGCTTGTGCGTTTCCGATCTGAGGCAACAGCGAACCGATCAGATTGACGTTTGATCCGGTAGCGTTCTGACCAACTCCTGCCATGCCTGCAAGACGGTTCCATGCGTTGTTATAACCCGTCTGACCGTAGTCGGTGGCATTTCGCATGAGTTCGCTCATGGTGCGAGCTGAACCTACGTTGCCTCGGGCTGCTGCTGCGCGTTCGATTGCCTTCTGGCCTTGCTGCATGGCGTACAGGGTGCCAGGATCGCTAGACAGGTTCGATTTGCCACTCATAACGTCCATGAGTTGCCCGATGGCCATGTTACCGGCTTGGGCATAGGGAGCGTTTGCAGCTTGCGACTGTGCGAGTGCGGATTGCGCTGCGTTGGTTTGTGCCTCTGCTGCTTTCTTTGCTGCGTCTGCTTGCTTGTTGGCGGAATACATCGATGCGCCAGCACCCACCAGACCTCCAAGCAATCCACCCCAATCAAAATCAGCCATATCAGTCTCCAGCGTCCAGAATCGCAGTGATTCGGACAGTATTGCTCATAGCCACCCATGCGGGTAGATAGAGCCGGTTGTCTTTCAGGGTTCCAAGTCCGATAGGTACGTTCAGTGTCAAATCATCGACCTGACAAATACCGAAAGCGTGGGAACCTTGAAGAAGTAAATACGATCCAGAGATGGACTCTGTGGTTCCACCACCGCTAGGCGTGAGTGTGATGCAGATTCTAGCAAATGTGCCGTCATAATTCCACGATGCGACCTTATCTACTGAACCTACTTCATTCACTCCACCGAATATCGGAGCATCTTTGACCGTCTGAGTGTTCAGATTACGGTAAAGCTGCGAAAGCCATATTTGCCAGTGGCGCGTCCATGCGTTCGATCCGTTATTGATCTGGATCGGCGATGTGCGAGGAAGTGAGTCTAGTTTCATTTGACTCTCGCATACATGCCAACAATCGCCACAGGGCCAGATGTGTAACCGCTGACTTCAAACACACGATCACGCCCAATCCCCAAACGACGCCAGATCACACGCTTATTGAATTGACCTGTATCGCCTGCATAAGCCGTCCGGTAGTCGCTCCAAGTATTACCCCCATCGTCTGAGTAACGGATCATGATGGTATCACTCGTCGCCACTTCCATATCAGCGGTAACTTCTGCGAACGAGTGCAGCATGTTTTCATCATTCGGAGCGCGGAAAGAACGCAGCCACTTCATCGGCTGACCGTTCTCTGTATGCGTCCCGTTGCTCATTTGGTAGATATTTCCGTTCTCAAAATCACCCACAAGCATCTTGCCGTTATGGAATACGGAACAGTTAGCACGCCAGCGAATAAAGTCGCCATCAAGGAATGAAGCACGCTCATGCCATGCCCCCGATGCGGCGTCATACACCCAGCACTTTCCGGCACTCGGGAAAATCAGACAATAAAATGAATGTCCATCTTCTTGATATGCGAAAGAACGAGCATCCGATAAAGTCTCATAGCTGGATATTTCCGCCTCAATGGCGTGAGTAGAGACTCGGACGGGCTGATAGCCATTTGCCCGATAGACCATCCCTGTTCCGTTGGTGTCAGACGACAACCAGAAGACGGAGTTATCAATCTTTGCCACACTGTAAGGGCTTGCGCATCCGTGCTCAATGAAAGCCCCTGAGATGCGTTCAAACGGGAAATCAACATTGCCGGAGTTGTAGAAAACTTCAGTTGATTGAGTACCAAACAGCCACAGCTCACGGTGATCGTCAAAAGGCACAACCAGCGGATCAGGCTTTCCTTCAGCCGTGGAAATATCCAGAGCGTCCCATGTGTAGCCGTCGTTGATCCCCGAGATAAGGAACTCTTGCTTCCCAGGGCGCTGTACGATGTAGTAACCGTCAATGTAGGCAACATTCTTGCATCCCTTCGGAAAGTCCTCGTCAGCGACCTCGGAAAACACTTCAGTGTCGAACTTGTATTGATAGCCAGATGTGCCATCCACGATCAACAAGTCATTCCCGTTGTCACGAATGGAAACGATACCGGACGTGCTGTACAGCGAACCAATCAATACCGGATCAGTAGAGCCGACGATCTTATAGACGGCAGACGAAACCACCGCATATAGAACAGAGTCAGAAGCCTCCCAAAGCCCGCGTACTTCACCAATACCTGCATTCTTCCACACCGATAGTCCGGGAGTACGGTAAAGCACTGCCGGGCCTTTCGTATCGCCTTGGGCAGTCTCTACATACATATTAACCATGCGATTGCATCCAAACGCCTTGGAGCGTGTGGTGTAGGCTTGGCCTGCGAAGGGTAGTTTCATCGTGCCAGCACCACGTTATCAGGTTCTACATGCACGCCCTGATAGTTCAGAGTTGCCACCTTTGAGCGGGAAGTGCGGGCAGAGTTGATTACATTCGCGGATGGTTCTCGCTCGTACATCGGAGCCAATGCAACAGCTAGGTTGTATTCCAGCATTGCACGATAGCCCGCCGGTAAGTCTTGGTCGTCATTCACGTCCGAGAAATACAATCCGTATTGCAGATCAACCGTGCCGGTATAAGCCTTGTCAGGGATCGGCCACAAAGCGACGTTGATATTCGTACCACTTCCCGATTGCAGGTAATAGACCGGCTGGCCTGAAAGATTCGGAAGATTTATTGCTTGATAGCCAGCAGGAATGACTGGGGAAAGCGGGTATTGCGTATTCCCGTCTTTCAACGAGACACCCTTCACCTTTACTGGAAGCGACCCAGAATGGGTAATGGTGTAGTTGATCTGGCCTTGCGCCACGTTCAGCGAAGAAAGACCCTCAAACCGCTGCATATTTGCCTCAGTCGAGAGTTCATCAATCAGACGTAGGAAAGCCTCCCAGCAGTCGGAAAGCTCGTCACCGCCAACAGATTCACCCGGCGCACGCGCACCGATCAACCCTAGAGCCTGCTTGATGATCGCGTTGGGAGTGGTCATTCTTCCACCTTCGGCTTACGGTTGTAGGGTCGTTTCTGCTTTGTTGCATTCTCGCCACTTTGTTGCGTTTCTGCAACACTTTCCCGGTTCATATCAATAGACCAGTCAGAGAAGCCTTGAGCGTGCAATGCTTCAAGCTCTGCTTCGTTCGCAGCCTCGGCATATACCCCGAGGAGATAGACGGCTTTGGGGAATTCTTGGAACATTTCAGCCTCCGAGTGAGCATGATAAAGCCCACCCCGAAGGATGGGCTTGACTTGCTTACTCAGTCACGCGGCAAGCATGATCCGGGCGAACTGCTGCGAAGCCGTAAAGCACGTCGATGCGGGTGTTTTCCTTATCATTGATAAAGTCGCCACCGGTCGAGACGCGTACGCTGATGCCGTTCGGCAGGGTTGCCGTGTAGCCTTCGGTGCCAGCCAGAACCGGGAGCGGGGCAAAGGCGGCAGTGAATGCGCCTTCTTGCCAGACCAAGTTCTGACGGTAGCCGGTCGAAGCTGCGCCGAAGAACGTCAGAGCGCCGCTGTCAGCAGGGCTGGCAGACGCGGTCTTGTTCGGCATTGCAGTGTCGATACTCGGGAAGATGCTGATCGAACCCGTTGCGCCGGTAGCTGTGAAGTCAGCCGTCACAGCGAAGTCACGCACGAAGGTGTATGCAGCGCCAGTGATCGGATGCACAGCCTTGATGGTCATCGAGAAGGAAGCGCCCTTCTTGATGGTGTCGCCATTGGTCAAACCCTTGATGTTCAGAGTCGAACCTGTTTGGCTTGCACCATTGACCTGCACACCAGAAACCTTGTTACCGTTGGTGAAGGTTGCCAGAGCTTGCGACTCCGAGAATTCAAGTCCAGCGTAACGACCGATGGTGCCTTCCTTGTACTGAGCGCCGATAGCGCGAGCGTCGTTGAACAGCGCCTTGGATGCATCGACCATCTCGGTATTGGCATCAGACGAGATCAGAGCGTAGCGTTTGTTCTGTGGGGCCATGAAGGCTTCCAGTTTGGCGCGGGCCTGATTGTAGGTCTTGATGGTGGTAGGTACGGAACCGGCGGAACCAACGATACTCGGAATGCTCACAGTTGCACGCGAGATCAGGTCGGCTTCGATGCTGGAAGCTAGAGCCAAGATCTGCGGGCGCAGGTAGCGTTCCTTGAAGTTGGTCATCTCCAGTGCGCGTTCCTTTGCGCCGAAGGTGATACCGGTGTGGGCCTGGGTGTCGAGAGTCAGGCGAACCTTCTCTTCGACGTTGTCAGCAGCTGAGCCCCCTTCTGCAAAGGTTGCGCCGCTATAGACCTTCGGGGTCGGCGGGATTGCGATGTCAATCGAAGCGCCTTTTTTGAAGCCATTTACT